GCAAGGACGTGTAGATGTGTTTGGCGGTGGTTATAATCCTCTAGATAATAAAATTGATGGGTTAAGAGATTATAGATATCATTTTTGTATTGAGAATATTAATCGCGATTATTGGTTTACAGAAAAACTAATTGATTGCTTCGTAACAGGAACTATTCCAATTTATTGGGGATGCCCTTCTATTGATGACTTCTTTAATATTGATGGTATGATTTGCTTTGACGAGCTTAAGCGTTTGCCAGAGCTACTACCTTTATGTACAACAGCATTTTATGAGTCAAAACTTGATGCAATTAAAGAAAATTTTAAATTAGCACAAAAATATAGATTAGCAGAGTTGACTATTCCAAGCTTACTGCATAAATAATAGTATGCCTATTAACAATACCACACCGGTTATAGTACCAGCGATGTCAGCGATTCCGGAGCTAGAGTATGACCAATTATGGTTACAGAGTATTTCGATAGAAGCACTTACACAAACAGAAGGAACCATTAACATATCATCTGTTCCTTATAGTAGTCTATCAGGCGCATTCGCGAATAACAATGATGTAATTAACATCTATACAGATGAATTATGGACAGCGGTAGCAGAAGTATCGTCAGTCGCTGTTGCAATGGATGCAATCTTTACTGCTACCACAGATTTAAGATCTTGGATAGCAGGTCGTACATCTTAAACTAGTTGACTATTATAAAATATCATCTATAATATATGTAGATGAAAGTTCTAGTTACTGGAGGCCGTGGTATGCTTGGATGTCATATCCAAGATAAACTTTGGACAACCTCCCATGAGGGGGTATTTGTAGGTTCAAAAGATTATAATCTTACTTCTCAGTTTCAAGTAAGGAAAATGTTTGAGGAAATAATGCCTGATGCAGTTGTTCATGCTGCAGCAAGAGTAGGAGGCATTCAAGAGAATATTGATCATCCAATTGAGTTTCTTGAGCAGAATATCTTAATGAATACTAATGTTGTTCATGAAGCTTATAAGTATGGAGTAAAAAAAATCATTGCTGTATCAAGTACTTGTGTATATCCAGATGCTTTACCTGAAAATAATTACCCACTTAAAGAAGACCTCTTGCATCTAGGACCACCTACCCCAACTAACTTTGGATACGCAATGGCTAAGAGGGTAATGGGTACTCAAATTGAATTATATAGGGAAAAATATAATGTAGATTATTCAACTATATATGCTTGTAATCTGTATAGCCAGTATGACAATTTTGATAACGAAAAGAAAGCTCATTTTGTAACTGCATTAATTAAAAAGATTCAGAATTGTGTAGAAAATAAAGAAGCAGTACTTAAATTATTTGGAACTGGTAAACCTTTAAGGCAATTTATACATGCTAGTGATCTTGCGGATATCATCATACAAGGTCTAGACAAAGTACTTAAGACAGACTTTAATGTTGCAGGTGATGAATGTCATTCTATTAGAGAGATGGCAGAAATTGCCCTAGATGTTTTAGATAAGGATTTAATTCTGAACTTTGATACATTAATGCCCGATGGTCAAATTAGAAAAGATGCATGTAATTACAAGATGAGAGAATTATTTCCAGAATTTGAATTTAAACCATTTGCAAATGGTATAGAGTCAGTCTATAATTCAGTATTAAATGAATAACACGGTAGAGCTTTTAGGATATTACGGTAGTGATGAAGTTATTGCTTGTAGTGCATGGACATCAACTAGTAGAGATTTAAATGAAAAGAAACGAAAGAGAATTCCGAAGCTTATCGACATGCTTTGGAGCAACGGACACGAGACCCCTTTTGAGAAAGGTACAGTCCATTTCCTTATTGATTGTGATATTGCCAGTCATATTCATCTACTTAAGCATAGATTGGCTTCGATCAATGCTGAAAGCGCGAGGTACAAAGAACTAAAAGAAGATAAAACCTTTATTCCAGAGGATTGGCCTGATGATTGGAAGATTCAATTAGAAGTTTATACAGCTGCTGGTAATACTTTGTATCATGAAGCTATTCAAGCATTAGAACCTATACTTGGACGTAAAAGAGCTAAGGAAAGCGCGCGATTCTTTAAGACATATAATTCGAAGATTCAAGCTGATGTAACGTTTAATATGCGTTCTTTTGCTAACTTTCAAAAGTTACGTAATAGTGAGCATGCTCAAAAAGAAATTAGAGAGTTAGCAGATAATATGTTAACATTAGTTAAGAATATTAAAGGAAATCCTTTCGAACATACACTTGCAATCTGGGAAAAAACCTTATAATATAAGTATGAAACCCGTTAAGCTTGTATCGGATACAATTGATCGTGAGGATATATGTGGTCTTATTAACTGGCTAAATCAACCAGAAATACCTCAACTTACTAAGGGGCCTATAACTAAAGAGTATGAATCGAAGTTTTCAGATTGGCTTGGTATTAAACATTCTGTTTTTGTTAACTCTGGATCATCTGCTATTCTATTAGGACTTGCAGCTCTTAAATTTGGGGGTAAGCTAAAGAATAATAAGATTGTTGTACCTGACTTAAGTTGGGCTACTGATGTTAGTTCACCTCTAATGTTAGGCCTTGATCCTATTCTTATTGATGCTAATGATCAAGATCTCTCAGTAGATCTCGAGAGACTGGAATGGATTTTTAAACGTCAGAATCCATCAGCATTTATTCTAGTATCTGTTTTAGGTCTAGTACCTGACATGGAAAAGATTGTTGAGCTTTGCGATACTTATGATGTTCTTCTTATTGAGGACGTCTGCGAGAGTATGGGCTCAGAGTATAAAGGTAAAAAACTCGGCACATTTGGTATCATGAGTTTCTACTCTATGTATTATGGTCATCATATTTCTACTATTGAAGGTGGAATGGTTTGCACTAATTACGACGAGATTAATGAGTTACTTCTAATGATTCGTAGTCACGGATGGGATAGGGATCTAGATGATAATAGTAAAGCTGTACTACGATCAAATAATAGAGTAGATGATTTTAGTGCACAGTTTGCTTTCTATTTACCTGGATTAAATGTACGATCAACAGATCTACAAGCTGTAATCGGTTTACGTCAAGTAGATAAAATTGATAAGTTCTCAGCTGCACGTAATAAAAACTTTAAGTTATACCAAGAGCTTTTAGATGATAAAGATAGTCTTTTGAATATTGTTGATAGAGAGGACTGCTTTATATCTAGCTTTTGCTACCCTATCGTTAGTTATGATAGAGATAAAATCGTAAAACGTCTTCGTGATAATGGGGTTGAGTGTAGACCACTAATTGCAGGTTCAATGACTATGTCTCCAATGTGGCGAAAATTTGGTACAGGTCATACAAATATACCCGTATCAACTATGATCAATAAATATGGCTTCTATGTACCGAATCATCAAGGTATGACTGAGGAGGATGTTAAAAATATTGTTAAATTAATTAAAGAATGAAAACAGCGCTGATAACAGGAATTAACGGGCAAGATGGATCTTATCTTGCAGAGCTTCTTTTAGATAAAGGTTATGAGGTTTGGGGAACAATTCGTCGTAACTCTTCTCCTGAGTATAACACAACTCGAGTAGATCATGTATTCAATCGAATCAATCTTGTCTATGCAGACTTGACCGATATGTCTTCTCTTGTAAGTGTATTGCAAAAATCTAAACCTGATGAAATCTATAATCTTGCTGCGCAGTCTCACGTACGCGTAAGTTTTGATGCACCTATTTATACTGCAGAAGCTACCGGGCTTGGTACTCTTAATTTGCTAGAAGCAATTAGGCTTACTTGCCCTAATTCAAGAATCTATCAAGCATCTTCAAGTGAGATGTTTGGTAATACAATTGATGCAGATGGTTTTCAGAGAGAAACTACACAACTTAATCCTGTTAGTCCCTATGGATGTGCAAAAGTATTTTCATATAACATCTGTAATAATTATAAAAACAGTTATGGTATGCATATTAGTAATGGTATTCTTTTCAATCATGAATCACCAAGACGTGGTATGAACTTTGTAACTAATAAAGTTGTTAATGGCGCAGTAGATATTAAGCAAGGTCGTAAAAAAGATCTTGTTCTCGGTAATGTTGCTGCAAGTCGTGATTGGGGTCACGCAAAAGATTATGTACAAGCAATGTGGTTAATGCTTCAACAAGATAAACCAGACAATTATGTTTGTGCAACTGGAATATCTAATACTATTCAACAGCTAGTTGATTATACATTTAAAACATTAGGTCTTGATGCTAGTAAATACATAAAGACATCTGAAAAATTTAAACGACCAGAAGAGCTCGAGCATCTTAAAGGCGACTCTACTAAACTAAGAACCAAACTTGGTTGGACACCTAAGTATACATTTGAGTCTATGCTTGATGAAATGATTTTTGTAGCAGCTAATAAACGTAATAAAGATGTTGATACTAAGAGTATTTAGACTATAATATTAAAAAGAATATGATTATAACACAAGAAAAGTATAATGGCGATTTCATTCACAATCGCTTCGCATATGAGCAATTTCGAAAGGATGTATCACCGTATGGTAATATTGTTGCTTTTCGTGCACCGATGGATGTAACTGAAAATCTTATTGATCTTGAAGATACTCTATCTAATGACTTTATTGCATCAGCAGATGCTATTAACTTCTGTTGGGAGATTCCTAATTTAGGACCTCTTGGAGCAGTATCCTTCCAACGTTTATTTAATACGAATATTGCAAAGTTTTTGAGTAAGCGAATTAAGGAATCTATTGTCATGGATGGTGATGATATTATGGTTCAGCGGAGTTTTGTTGGTTCTGATGGATACGAGCATGAATTAGGTAAAGTAAGTGTTTCAATTACTTATAGCCTTGAGAACGTTGCTGTTGGTCATACTGCTATTAATATTGATGCTGGTAAAAAAGCTCCTGGGTTTGCATTCTCTTCTAATTTATCCGATGAAGAAGCTCAATTGTTTATGCAGGAGGTTATTAATTATTTTAATGAAGAAGTTAAGGATCAGTTTGTAGCTACTACAAAGATTGTTGTATAATGATTGTTAAATATTACGGTGTAGAAGATAACGTTTGTGAGTGGAACTACTTGCAAGGTATTATTAAACATCTCACAGATAAGGTTGATGCTCTAACTCTTCATATTGTAAGCGTAACCCCGGAGTGGGATCGTAGAGATGAAGTTGTACTTAGTGAGACGACCCGTAATGTTATACTAGCGGTTCATGATGAATATATGACTGATTGCATTCTTGATGAATGGAAAAATCGAAAAGATGTTCTAGTATTCAAATCATACTTACTACCAGAACAAGAAGAGAATAATGTCTTTCCTTTACCTCTAGGTTATAATAAAAAGCATAGTAAGCTAAAAAATAGACCTATTAAAGAACGACCTGTGGATGTATTTTTCTCCGGTCATATGGCATCACAGAATCGAGTAGATTATATGGATCCTATAATTAAGTTCTTTACTGATCTAGAAATTAAGAAAACACATAAACATCTTAAGTTGGATATTAATATTACAAAAGGATTTAATATGGGATATAATCCAGCTAAATACTCAGAGCGTTTACACAACTCAAAGATAGTTATTTGTCCAGCAGGTAATGTAAGTATGGAAACCTTCCGGCATTACGAAGGCTTACGTAGTGGTACAGTTGTCGTATCTCCTAGATTACCTCAAAATGAAATATATAAAGATAATTATATTGTGCAGGTGGATGATTGGGCAAATGATGCAGGTAACGTAATTGTAGATTTGCTTTCTGATATTGATATGTTACAATTGGTTAAAGATCAGCAGGATGGTGATTATAATACACGTTATAGTGTTAAAGCTGTTGCTGATTATATTTGCTCTAAACTATGAACTTCTTTCAATTACAAAATAAACTATTCTTCTCTGATAAGAGAAAGCAGCCAGATTATATAGACTCAGAAGGTGAGCATGCTTTTGTACCGTTCTTACTTAATAGATGGCTTTCAATGTATAGTAAAGATACTGTATCATTTACAAACAATATCCTTAATAAGTATTGTAGTATATTTGATGATAAACAAAAAATGTTTCGATTCTATTATAACATAATTCCTAGACTTCAATTTAAACGTATTAGTTATATTAAGAAAAAGAAGAAAGAGAAAACAGAAGAGGTTGAACATCTGGAACTTATTGCGAAGAATAAACATATATCTGTAAGAGAGTTAAAGTCTTATATGGAAATGTAAGTTGATTATTTTAAAACATTAGCTAAATATCTATATGCCTGCACATGAAAGTATTGACCGTTTACCTTCCCAGAAACATCTAATTGATCTCTCTACACATAGTGAAGGTGATATTGGTCTTACAGATGATTTTGAATTAAATTTTATCTTTGATGATATTCTACTTGTAGAATATGTTGATGAAAATGATGAAGGGGAAATTCAGCGAAATGGTATATTTGTACCAACAAATGCTGTAACAAAAGCTTGGCGTAAAGCAAGAGTTATTCTTACAGGTCCAAAAGCTGAGTATGTTAAGGTAGGTGATGTTGTTATCTTCCCTAACAATCTAGGAGTTAGTATTTCTAATCTAGATATAAATGGTAAGAAACTTAAAAAAGGTATCTTCTTGAATGAGGATCGCCTGTTTGGCATTTGCACACTTAAGGAGTGATTGTACAAAGGTCAGCTTTGGACAGCATGCTGTTAGATAATGTATGCGATGTCCGATTTGTAAGACGTGATCCTAGATCAGGTGATGGTGCTACAAGACGTATGCTTTGTACGAAGTCATATGATATTCTAAACTCCGTAAATGGTAGGACGACATTAAATTACAGACCACCGAAGGGTCCAAAAAAAATTAATGAAGCAGCAGATAACCTGCTAGTAGTGTGGGATATATTAATGCAAAATTATAGAACAATTAACTGCAATCAAGTTGATCTAATTAAAGAGATTCCAGCTTCGGAGTTCTGGCCTTATTTTAACGAAAATATTTACCCAATGTCAGCTGAACAGAAAGCTGGTTATCTAAACTCATGACTACTTCACTTGAAAATTTTTCTGAATATATTAAACCTTATCTGCTAGAAACTATAGCGATTAAGACAGATAAAAAAATTATTCGAAAAGGTAAACTTAAGATATTTCAAGTTAAGCAGCATTATGCAAGATTGACTTTAGAAGATGGTGAGCGTACTCGTATATACGAAGTGCCTTACCCTTACGATATTAGTAAGGAAGGTACAGTAACAACGCTTAACTATAAGACAAAAATATTTTTAAACATACAAGATTTAGACTTACAAGTTAAATTGCTAGATTCAACAAAGAAGTCTAAACTGTATGATGAATTAGTTTATATTCTACCGCTGAGAGACGTTGATTAATAAGGTAAATAGACTACAATTAGTTTAGTGATATCTAGACTACTCCAAAAATTCCCTGAAGGGTATGATCCTAATCCTTCACAGGTAAAGCTTCTTAAGAATATAGATGATGCTTTTGATAATGGTCATAAGTTTGTTATTTGCAATGCGCCGACAGGTTCAGGTAAGTCTTTTGTATCTAAGACCTTAGGTAACGCGTCCGATAGTAGTAGTAAAGAGTTTAGAGATATTGTTACTAGCTACTTAGCATACAAGCGTTCTTCTACTGGGTACAATTATGAAGAAGATTGTGATAACGAGAGAGCGTTTGGGACAACAGCGTTAACCATAACAAAAGCACTACAAGATCAATATAAGGAATTGTTTGATGATGTAGAAGTCTTGAAAGGTAAGTCTAATTATCAGTGCGCTATTGATGATCGATACCCAGTAGATATTGCACCATGTTTACATGCGCCTAGTCTAAAACGTCAGTGTTGGGCTGAGTGTAAGTGTCCATATTATGAGCAGCGAAATAAGACTTTAGTGTCAAAGTTCAATACTCTTAACTATAATATGTTCTTTGCTTTACCTGATCATCTTAAGAAGAGGCAGTTTCTAATATGTGATGAAGCATCTGAGCTTGAAGATCAGCTTGTTAAAGAGTTTACATGTGTAATTGACTATGACTTTTTGAGTAGATTGGATGTTGATATTAAGCCATATATGAGTAATAACTCTGCAGTTAAATGGTTAAGTGGAGTTGCTGTTGATATTACAGATAAGATTGAGGATTTAAAGGATATTATTGCTAATAAGAAGAGTAAGAATCAGAAAGCTATTCAAGATCTTACTTCAATGATGACACGTTTGATTAATATTCATAGTAAGGTTGAGCTAGTTATTGATTCATGGGATGAGTCAGAGTATGTATTTGAAAAGGACAGACAGTCAATTACTTTTATGCCTCTAAAAGTTGATAAGCTTGCTCATAGATTATTCGAGTTTGCTGATAAGGTTATACTAATGTCAGCTACTATTATTGACCCGGATAACTTTTGCAAAAGTCTTGGTATTACAGATTACAAATATGTTGAAGCTGAGTCAAGTTTCGATCCTAAAAAAGCTCCTATCATATGTAACCCTAAATATAAGCTTAACTACCATACAATGGATAAGTACTTACCAAGGATTATTAAGCAGATTGGTGAGATATGTGAGCATCATAAGAGTGATAAAGGTATTATTCACTCACAAAACAACTCAATTACTCTTAAGATATCAAATACCCTACATGGTAGTAGATTCTTATATCGTGAACCTGGAGTTAGGAATGAAGAGATTCTAGAAGCTCATATGACAGATTCAGATCCTACTGTATTAGTATCACCTTCGATGTCATATGGTGTTGATTTAAAGGGCGATCTTGCAAAGTTTCAAATAATTGTTAAAGCACCTTTTTTACCTACTAAGGATGTTCGTATTGAGCGAATGATGAAGAATGATTTTGATTGGTATCAGAATAAAATGCTATGCTCCTTAATTCAATCATGTGGTAGGGGTGTAAGATCAAACAAAGATGAATGCATTACATATATTTTAGATGGAACTATAGTAAATGCTGTTCTAAAGTCTAAGCATAAACTACCAAAATACTTTGTAGACAGGTTTGTTTAATTAAATAATAGTAGCTTTGAAGAATTATACTTACAATTTTGAAATAAAAGATTTACTTACTCAGTTCACTGCTGCGTTTGATGATACTATTATTAAGCGTTATGATAAGAATGGTAATGCGAGACAAAATGTGGAAGTTAGATATGTTTTTGCGCCGAAGCAGCGTATTATGTATGATATTGTTAACAAAGCTCAAAATTTAACTCTACCAGTTGTTTCAATTGATCTTGCTTCTGTATCTTATGATAGTGATAGAGTATTTAATAAGTTAAATAACTTTGAAAACTATCAAAGTAGTAATAATGCTACTGCTATTCGTACACCAGTACCGGTTAATCTTAACGTTAATATGTCGATAATGTGTCGATATATGCAAGATATGGAACAGATAATATCTAATTTCGTTCCATACACTAACCCGTATATAGTTCTAGCGTGGGAAGAGCCTACATCATTATCTGGAGCCCCAGTTGAAATACGAACTGAAGTTTTATGGAATCAAAATATTACCTTAAATAATCCTACTGAAACTACATATAGTGAAAAGTTTAGAGTTGTTGGTGATACTTCCTTTACTATTAAAGGTTGGTTATTTAGAAATAAGAATGAAATTTCAAGTCCTATCTACTTTATCGAACAAAATTTTGTTAATGTAGATAGTAGATTTAATTTTCAACAACCTCTTTCATCTCTCGATTATGATAACTTCTTTACTAACTTATCGAGTATTGCTGAAACAGAAACAATAAATCTATCTGGTATACCAGAGTTAACTAATATATATTTTAATGCTTCTGGTTCCAATGTCATAGAAACAAATGGTGATCCAGTAACTATTGCAAAGTCTGCTTCAGATTTAGAAGCATATTCATATACTTTCCTTGGTGGTAATTATAATGAGACTGAGTTTGTTATGCTCAGTTCGAATGATACTAGTCTTTATACAAGCTTTACTGGTATTAGTACGCTATACACAGGCTTACTTTCAGGATTTATACTACCTAATTCAGCATGGAATGTAATTACTAATGATGTAATAAATATTACGTTCCCTTATCTTTCCGGATCAAACAGTAAATTTGATCTCATTATCAAAAACCCAGCAGGATTTACTACATCAGCTAATATCTCTGGATTCTACTTCATATCTAATTAAATATACACAATGGCTTCTTATTCTCCAAATCAAAATCAAGGTGACGGCAAAGCTTCTTCTTTCGGTAGAAACTTGGTTCAATACATTCAGAACAGGTTGCCATATGCTCAGACTGAAGATGATGCTCTTAACAGTAAGTATAAGTACTTTGCGAAAAATGGTACACAAAGAGCAG